TGACGCTGGTGCGATCATCGTTGGGCCATGATATCTCCTCTGGCGCGAGTGGGAGATGGATGCGCCGATGGTGAAGACATCGCCGCTCCTCTTTATCATGCTCAATGCCTCCACGGCAGATGGCAAAACCGATGATCCGACAATCCGGAAATGCGTCGGCTTCGCCCGGCTGTGGGGATATAGGAAACTGATTGTCGCAAATGAGTTTGGCGGCCGAGCCACGAAGCCGAAAGATTTATTCAAGATGGAAGATCCTATCGGCCCGCACAACTCTCATTATATCCGGGAGGCTCTTGAGACAGCGGGCCGGGTTGTATGCGCCTGGGGAGCGAACGGGGGATGGTTAAATCAGGATGCCGCTGTGATCCGATTGCTCGACGAACAAGGCATCCAACCCTATGCACTCGGGATTACTAAACACGGTTTTCCCTGGCACCCGCTTTATATTCCCTACGGTAAGCCGATTAAATTCGAGACGCCGCTATGAAGGAATCCACAATTGAGCGGGCACATCGGAAGGTCGCAGTAGCGGCCGGCTGGTTTATCGACAAGATCATGCGAACTTCGATGAACGGCTTTCCGGATCGCTTCTACGCGCACGGCGGCTCCAAGCATCGCTGCCGAACATGCAATCGAGGCCGTGTCGTGTTGATCGAGTGGAAGGCGCCGGGTAAGCAGGCGACACCACAACAGAAGCTTCGGCATACCCAGCTTCGGGCGGCCGGTATCGAGGTGTACGTCGTCGACAACATCGCGGATGCGAACCGCATTTTAGGAATTGGACATGATCAAGAATCCGAGGATCTGTAGAAATCCCAACTGCAAACACGATTACCCGCATCATCATATGCGGACGGTCGATAATTTGCCGTCGCAATGGTCCGCGACGATCGATGATCCGGCCGAGCCGGCGCCGTGGCCCGATCGTCTTCAATGGGAGCGCCCCGATAGACGGAGTAACCCAAATGGCTTTTTCCAATTCGGTTGGTTTTCTTCTCATTCCAGATTCCAGCTCCCTTGGAAAATCGATTTTGATCGATTCACTTCTGAAGATTGGGATGCCGTCGCCGCCCTCATTAACGGCAAATTTGCATTCCGCGCGGTACACGGCATCCCGCGCGGCGGCGTCCCGCTCGCCCGAGCCTTGGATAAATACGTCACACCCGGTTATCCGATACTCATCGTTGACGATATGCTTACAACCGGACGATCCTTTATTCACGCCCGCGCAGCTCTCGGAAATCCGCAAGACGTTTTTGGAGTTACAGTCTGCGCTAGAGGCGAAGTACCTAATTGGGTATGGCCGATCCTCTCGGTAAATGAATGGGCACAGAGCCGGGCGACGGGATTAGGCTGATGAAAATAAAATTCGATGAAATTCCTTATCTATGCCCGGAATGCGGCAATCCTATTCACGTTCGCGGAGAAACTATTGATGAGGAAGATAGTCAGCTTGCGCAATTTGCTTTCTGCATGAATTGTGATTATTTCAAAGAAATCGAGCCAGAATGATGTTTTCGGTTGAACCTTATCTCGATACCGTCTTCAAAGACTGCATTCGATCTCAAGACGATCTCCACGAAGATCAACTTGAGGCGCTGGAATTCGCCTGGGAAAAACCGTTTTCCGCGCTCTTTCTGGATGTGGGAAAAGGCAAGACGGTTATTAGCGAAACGATTATCGACCGGCTGCTTATCGAGGGATACGAAGGCAAAATATTAATCATCGCGCCTATCCGGGTTGCAACGAGAGTTTGGATGCGTGAACATCGGCTTTGGTCGCACCTCGCATATATGCAACCAGAGCTGATTAGAATCAGCGAGGATGATCCCCGCGTGAAAGATCACGGCCAGCGCGTCTATGATATTGCGCGATGGCTTGGTTTGAATTCCGCCAAGGCGAACAGCGCCCGAGGCCGGGCAGAGCGCACGCGCAAAAGCGATTTGAGAGATGCGCTTCTCGACAGCCCACGACAAATCCATGTGATCAATCAGGAAGCGGTGAAATGGCTGGTCGACCAATGGGAAGAACAGGGGATTAAGAAATGGCCTTACCAAGTGGTTATATTCGACGAGTCGAGTAGACTTCGTGATCACGGCAGCCAGATATTCAAGGCTTTGAAAAAGGTTCTGCGTTACATCCGCAGGTTTCATCAGCTTACAGCTACGCCGGCATCACAGACATACATGCATCTGTTTGCCCAAATGTATCTGCTTGATCGCGGTGAAAGGCTTGGTCTGGATATAACGAACTTCCGGGCTCGGTACTTCACACAGAATAGGTACACGCAAGTATGGAGCTTGCGTCCGGGAGCGGCTGAAGAGATTGAACACAAGATATCTGATATCTGTATTGTGCAACGCCGAGAGAAAGATTTTCAGATAAACATTCGTCCGATCGAATTGCCTTTGGACAAGATGAAACAATATCGCGATTTCGAGCGTGATCTTGTCATGGAACTTAGCGATGATGTAATAATTGATGCGATTAACGGCGGGGTGCTGTCAAACAAACTATTGCAGTATGCAAGTGGGGCGGTCTATGACGCCAACCACAAGCCTCATTTTATCCACGATGAGAAGATTGACGAGCTTCGTCAGTTGATGGATGAGACTCTAGACAACCCGGTGATGGTTGCCTATTGGTACAAGCCCTCTCTTGCTCGGCTTAGAGAGGCTTTTCCTGAAGCCGCAGTAATGGATCGGGAAGGGAAGATTGAAGAGCCGTGGAACAAACGTAAATTCAAGATGATGCTTGTGCATCCGCGAAGCGTAGCTCATGGGCTTAACTTGCAATTCGGAGGGCATCACATAGCTTTGTTCGATATCTTCTGGCCCTTGGAGCTGTTCACCCAGCTCATCGGGCGCCTTGACAGACCGGGACAGACTGATACAGTCATGGTTCACTTGCTCTCTGCTGTCGGGACAATGGACGAAGTTGTGTCAGAGAATCTACAACACTTGCGGAGTGCCGAGGAAGCCATGTTTCGGCGGCTTCAAGCTTTACGTCGAAGGCTGAAATCGGCGGGGGAGCATCTGTGATGGCTGCTGAATGCTGTGTTTGCCATAAAGGGCCGCTGCCCGAGCAAGGTGGCGTAAGTATCTATCGCATCAATGCTAAAGGTGTGGATGGCATATATGCTTGCGAACAGCATTTGCCGCAAACCGATGCCGCGCCTCTCGATTCCGAGATCAAGGAAATCGTCAATATAATTGGAAGGAAATGAGATGTCCGCGAATCTTATTCGCTTTGAGAACTACGCACACATCCGCCTTCCGACACTCTACCAAGAGCAAATCGGGCTGACGAAATACTCGCGCTGGCGGGATGATCTTCAGCGCCGGGAGTTTTGGCCGGAAACGGTCTATCGCTATTGGGATTTCATGGTCAACCATATCTTCCTGAATTTCGGCTACCTCATCCCCGAGGAAATTCAAATCGAGATTTTCGAAGGCATTCTCTTCCTCGGCGTCATGCCTTCGATGCGGGCGATGATGACGGCCGGGCCGGCTTTGCAGAGGGACAATGCGGCGGCTTACAACTGCGCCTATGCGCCGGTCGACCGGATGCTGACGCATGATGAGGCGTTCTATCTGACGATGTGCTCATGCGGCGTGGGCTTCAGTGTCGAGCGGCAATACACGAATACGCTGCCGGTGATCGCTGACTGCCTTGTGCCGATCGATCACATGATTGTCGTGGAAGACGATAAAATCGGTTGGGCGGATTCGTACCGGAAACTCTTGGCCTATTTGTATGACGGATATATCCCGAAATGGGATACCTCTAAGGTCCGCAAGAAAGGCGAGCGGCTGGTAACATTCGGCGGCCGAGCATCTGGCCCGGACCCGCTGATTGATCTATTTAATCATGCCGTAACGATTTTCACCGAAGCCGTCGACAACGGCCAACGCCGGCTCACATCACTTCAGCAACATGATTTGATGACGAAGGCGAGCGACGTTGCCAACAGCGGCGGCGTGCGGCGCGGCGCCGAGATATCGCTTAGCAATCCTTCGGATGAGCGGATGCGCGATGCGAAGAGCGGGGAATGGTGGAACCGCAAACCGCATTTCCGGCTCGCCAACAACTCGGCCGTTTGGACGGACTATCCGAGCGCCACGCAATTTATGGACGAATGGCTTGCCCTGATTAAATCGCAAGCCGGCGAGCGCGGCCAAATCAATCGGCAGGCGCTTATCGATCAAGCCCGCCGTGTGCGCCGCATCGATGTCGACCGTTGGGGCGAGGATTACGGGCTTAACCCGTGCGGCGAAATCATTCTGCGTCCGCGCCAGTTCTGCAACCTCACAACCAACATAATTCGCGCCGATGACGGGTTGCGGACGCTCCTCCGAAAAATCCGTTTGTCAACGATCCTGGGAACGCTCCAATCGACTTTGACGGATTTCCGATATCTCCAAGTCGAGTGGCGGCGCAACTGCGAAGAGGAACGCCTACTCGGCGTCAGCCTCAACGGAATTTTCGACAATCGGTTTATGGCCGGGCTCGATTACGTTCGCAACGGCACATTCACTTCGGACGATTTCGTTCGGGACGGTGTTCGCGTCGAGCTGCCTGGGGTGCTCGCCGAGATGCGCGATCTAGCCGTGGCTGTGAATGGCGATTGGGCAAAACGACTTGGCATCAATCCGAGCGCCGCGATCACGACAGTCAAGCCCGAGGGCAACAACTCCAATCTGGTCGACTGCCGCTCCGGGCTGCATGGCGCGCACGCCAAGCATTTCTACATCCGAACGAACCGGGCGAACAAGGTCGACAAGCTGGCGCAATTTATGATCACCAAAGGCGTGTATGCCGAGGATGATGTAAGCTCGCCGGATTCAGCATGGGTGATGTATTTCCCGATGACGGTGCCGGATGGCGCTATCAGCCGAGAGGATTACACCGCGCTTGAACACCTCAAAATCTGGAAGCTCTACCAAGAGAACTATTGCGAGCACAAACCTAGCGTGACAATCTCTGTGAAAGATCGGGAATGGATGAGCGTCGGCGCTTGGGTTTACGACAATTTCGATATGGTCAGCGGCATTGCCTTCCTGCCGTTTGACGGTGGCAACTATCGGCAGGCTCCCTACATCCAATGTACGAAGGTTCAATTCGACGAGCTGGTGGCGAAGACACCAACGGCAATCGATTGGTCCGAATTCAGTGAGGATTCGGATTATACCGAAGCGGCGAAAGAGCTGGCGTGCATGAGCGGATTTTGTGAGGTGTGAAATGGCTGATACAATTGGACAAGCGAATTACCGAAGGGGGTTTCAGGCTGGCATGGCATCGAAAGGTGAAGTCGCGCCCGATCGCGTCTCTGAAGCCGTGCGCTCTGATCTCCTACTGCGGTCGCTGCACGGTTGGCAGAAGTACGGGGCCGGGCTTGATACCAACCCGGCGCCGCTGGCGGACGCGCTCAAGCACGCCTATGAAGAGGCGCTTGATCTCGCCACGTATCTGAAATGGAGCATCCTGAAATTGGAGGGCTCCGATCTTCTCGCTCCCGATCAAGCCCGAGGCACTGGACTCGGGGTGAAGCAATCGCCTATCAGGCGTTGCCAGGGAGGCGGTACAGACCATGAAGGCCGGTGCCTGTGCTGTTTTGCCTCCATCGGGCAACGATGCCTCTCACCGGCCGCAGGATGAGACGCACGGCACTTCTGATCGCGCTCAATCTGGTTACGAATTCAGATTGGGCGCTGATCGTGGGAGGAGAGCGTATTTGTGCCAAAAACATGCAAGTTTGCGAGACTGCGCGCGATGCTATCCGGCGCGGGCACTGGCCTATTGTGCCAGCCGATACGCCGACTTCATGCGTCATCTCACCAAACTGTTTTGACGAGCAATCTAATTGCATCGTGAATTTTAATTGTGGAGTCAAATGATGGCAACCGCACCTCTCAAGATGTCTGAACGCGGTAATCTCGACGCCGAGAGCCGGGCGATGATTTATTCCGGAGTTTCTGTCAATCAGCTCGGCGTGATCTTCGGCATCCGTGCTAACGACGTGGCTGTGAAGCTTGGAGGTGTTCGATCGGTAGGCATTGGCCGCCAAGGAAACCCTCTTTACCGCATCGCGGATGCCGCTCCTCGGCTAGTCAAGATTCCTGTGACCGAGGAGATGATCATCGAATACATGGAGAAGTTGAATCCGAAGAGCCTCCCGCCGTTGCTCAACAAACTTTTTTGGGACTCGATGGTGGTACGGGTTAAGTACCGAGAACAAGTAGGGGAAATGTGGCTTACGGCGGACATTCTACAGTCGGCTTCAGATGCGTTTCAGTCCCTCCGGATGAGTTTGTTGTTGATTCCCGATCAGCTTCGTGCTGTGACTGACATAAGTGATGCACAGATTCAGACTGTGCAGAACGTCATTGATACAGCTCTTGAGGCCGCCCGTGTCCGACTTGTCGACGATTTCCGGAAACCTGATGGATCTAGATCCCGATCTACTCCCCAGGACGACGAGCCGCTATAAGACTGTTGGGGAAATCTTTATTGCTGCTGCGGAGATATTCAAGAAACCTGATCGGTTTACAGTTACAGATGTTGCCGAAAAATATGTGATGATCAAGCGGCTCGGGGCTCAGAGTGATCATTGGAGCCGCGAGAAAACACCATACATGGTGGAACCGCAAAACCTACTTGCCAGCCGCGAGCTATCCGCGATCATATTCTGCGGGCCGGCGCAGAGCGGTAAGACCGAGGGGCTGATCGTCAATTACATCGCCTATACGGTCATACAAGATCCGATGGATATGATCATGTATGGCCCGACGCAACAGGCGGCACGCGATTTTTCCATGCGGCGTATCGACCGATTGAACTTCAACAGCCCGGAGATGCGCGTTCGGCTGCTGAAAACCAAGACCGGCGACAACAAGCAAAACAAGATTTATTCCTCGGGCATGATCCTTACGTTGTCATGGCCGACAGTCAGTGAAATGGCTGGAAAGCCTGTTGGGCGGATTGCGCTCACCGACTATGACAGGATGCCCGATAGCGTAGGCGACGAAGGCTCGCCGTTCGATCTCGCTTATATGCGGACAACCACGTATGGCTCCCTGGCGATGACGGTGGCCGAGTCGTCGCCGTCACGCGAGGTGACGGACATCCGATGGATCGCTGAAAGCCCACATCAGGCGCCGCCCACAACCGGCATCCTGGCCCTCTACAATCGTGGCGATCGGCGCCGCTGGTACTGGCCGTGCTGGCATTGCGGGGAGTATTTCGAAGGGAAGTTCTCTCATCTCAAATGGGATGACAAAGAGAACGCGATGGATGCCGCCGATACTGTGCGAATGATGTGCCCGTGCTGCGGCGCCGCGATCAAACCGAGCGAGCGCCCCACGATGCAGGAATATGGGGTTTGGTTGAAAGACGGTCAAAGCGTCCGGAATAGTAAAATCGTCGGCGATGCGCCGCGCACCAGCATGGCATCGTTCTGGCTCAACGGAGTTGCGGCCGGGTTTCAAACGTGGCCCGAGCTGGTGGCGAAGTTCATCAATGCCAGCCGCGAGTATGAGAACACCGCGAGCGAAGAGGCCCTTCGCCAATTCTATAACAACGATCTCGGCGAGCCCTATCGGCCGAAGTCTGAGGCCCTTGAGCGGTTGCCTGAGATGCTTCAGGCGCGAGCCGAACCGCTGCCGGAATACAAGGTGCCGCTCGGCGTCCGCTTCCTAGTGGCTGCGGTTGACGTGCAGAAGAACGCCTTCGTTGTTCAGGTTCACGGCATAAGTGTTGGCGTGCCTTACGACATCACGATCGTAGATAGGTTCTCCGTTATCAAGTCAAATCGTTTTGACGGAGATGGTGATCGGCTATGGGTTAAACCAGCCACAAGTCAAGAGGATTGGGATCAACTGATTACCGAAGTCATGGAGAAGCGTTATCTCTTGGGCGACGGCTCCGATCGGGAGATGTCAATCAAGATGACAGTCTGCGACTCCGGTGGCCGAGAGGGCGTTACTACAAACGCCTATGAATTCTTTCGCGCGCTCAAGCGTAAAGGGATGGCGAGCCGGTTCCATCTAGTAAAGGGCGGTTCTGTTCCTAACGCTCCGCGATCCTATATCGATTTCCCTGATCAGAAGCGGAAAGATAAGCTGGCCGCAGCTCGGGGAGATGTGCCCGTTCTCTTCCTCAACTCCAATATCTTGAAGGACTCTGTTTCAAACCGACTTGACGCCGTATCGCCGGGCAAGGGGATGATCCGGTTTCCTGATTGGCTGCCGACATGGTTCTACAAAGAGCTTTGCAGCGAGCGCCGAACCGAAAAGGGCTGGATAAACACGCAGGGCACCCGGAACGAAGCATGGGATTTGCTGTATTACACACTAGGGGTTTGTGCCAGCCAGCTCCTAAGAGTCGAGCATATTGATTGGCTTGCGCCTCCAATATGGGCGGATGAATGGGACAAGAATCCTTTGGTTACTGCGGTAGGTTCAGAACAACCATTGACATCACCTCCCCCGGCCGCATATAGCTTCGCAGCCTTGGGGGAGGCACTTGCTTAATGACACTGCCATGCGCGGATATCAAAGCCCGGCTTGACGCGGCCAATCGAGCCTATGATCGCCTTGTAGCTGGCGAACAAGTGGTTGTGATTGTTGACGCCTTCCGCTCGCGTGTCGAGTATAAGCCGGCAGAGCTATCACAGCTCACCCAGCAAATCGCAGTGTTGCAGGCTCAATACGACGCTTGCATCAATCCTGGCAAAGTTACCGCCCTCACGCGACCCGTGACATTTAGGTTCTGAGATGTCCCGACGCAATCGCCATCGCAACCGTAACTCTTCGCGCCAGCTCGCGGTACTTGATACCGAGCGGCCGGAAGTCATTTCCTTTGGCGGGGCTCTTGAAGGGGCCGATCGCACAAGTCGAGAGACGCAGACGTGGAATCCGAGCCGCCTATCGCCCGATCAAATAATCAACGGGCTGAATGGCATCTTCGGAAATAAAGTTGAGTCGGATTTCCGGGGCCGCGATATCGTCACAAATGACGGCTACGCTCAAGGCGTTGTCGACATCAATCGTGACAGTATTGTTGGCACGCAATATCGATTGAATTCTCAGCCGAACTTCGTTATCCTTCAGCGTTATCTTTCGAAAAGCTTTGATGACGCTTGGGCTGAAGATTTTCAGCTTGCGCTTGAGGAAAGTTTCAACCTGATGGCGGAATCAAACGCCTGTTGGTTTGATGCCTCGCGCTCCCTGACCTTCACCGGGCTTGTACGTCTTGCAGTTGCCGGCTTCGTTTATACCGGCGAAGTTGTTGCGCCGGCCCAATGGATTCGAGAGAACGATCGGCCGTTCAACACAGCCGTTCAAATGGTTTCTCCAAGTCGTTTGTCGAATCCGATGGGAAACATCGATACGGCAACGCTGCGAAACGGCGTCGAGAAAGATGCTCGCGGAAAGCCCATTGCGTATCACATCCGCGACACGTATCCGTCCGAATTCTATCAGGGCCAGTTTCCTTTCAAATGGACTCGTGTTGACGCGGAGAAGCCGTGGGGCCGCCCGATGATGGCCCATATTAAAGACACCATTCAGCCGAGTCAGACTCGCGGCATCTCCGGTTTGACTGCGGTGCTGAAGCAAATGCGGATGACGAAACGATTTCAGGAAATCGTTTTGCAGAATGCCGTGATCAATGCGAGCTATGCCGCGACGATCGAATCGGAGCTGCCGAGCGAAGTTGTCGCCGCTGCGATGGGCGCCCATACCTCGGCAGACCCGCAAACCGGCTATATGAGTTTTATCAAAACGTATTTGACTGGTGTGCAGGATTACCTTTCGAGCGCGGGCGCGGTCACGGTTGACGGTGCGAAAATTCCGCACCTATTCCCCGGCACGAAAATGAATTCAAAGCCACTTGGCACACCGGGCGGCGTCGGCACCGAATTCGAAGTGAGCTTGCTGCGGCACGTCGCGGCAGGGCTCGGCGTCTCGTATGAGGAATTCGCAAACGATTTTTCGAAGACGAATTATTCGTCCGGAAAATCGTCCATGCTGAAGACGCAGAAGCACATGGCGGCTCGCAAACGATTTGTCGCGGATCGTTTCGCCGACTATGTTTTTCAGCTCTATGCCGAAGAGGCGTTGAATGCTCGCGCCCTCCC